TTTGCTCTCGCTATCCCAGCACTTCCAAAAAGGCTGGTAAACGCTAACCGCATTTCTAAGGTGGATTGGCAAGCATACCCAGTGTAAATCGATTAAATCCTTGTACATTTCAACGCATTGTAGCGCGTGGTCAATGGTCAGCTTATATTGTCCCTCAAGGTCAACAAGAAGAACGCCAAACTTCTTTCCTCTCTCTCTTGCTATATCAGCGACAAGGTGGAGCATAACGGTTGAATCCTTTCCTGCGCTAAAGCTTAGATATACACGCTCGAAATTGTCGAATGTGTAATTAATTCTCTCTCTTGCCGCTTCGTAAACGTCAAGACCTAATCCTATTTTTGGCATAATTCCCACTCCTCAATAACTAATCTAGCAACTCTGTTCGCTTCTGCCTGCTCTAAATCGTCTAGCATTCTCCATCCGATTCTAGTTGTGTACTCAACGGATTTATGGTTTACATAGTTTGCTGCATGTCCTAACCATGCTTCTCTATTCATGCATCTAGCGCTAAGGTTATGTAATGCACTATTTGGCCATTCTGATATAGCTATCTTGCATGCCGAGTAGAAAGAATCTTACTCTCTCATTAAATCAGCTGATTTTTCAGCATAAATATCATGCTCTTTCGGCTTGATATTGCCCCACATAGGGGCTTCCTCTAATAAATCGCAATGAACGTATTTTCTCTTAATCTTCACTGATTAATTCCTCGTCAACATTCATAAACTCAGCTCTCCATGCTTCGCTAAATTCTTCATTCTCGAACATTTCAGCAAGGCCGCGAATTTGAACCAATCTCAAAACTTCATCTGGATCCATCCCAAGCTCTTTGCCTATTTTCGCGTCTGACCAATTGCGGCGCTTTAGCTCAATAACTATTTCAGACATTGAGTCAATTTTATGTTTACCTCTCGCTCTGTTGTGACGGATTGTTGACGCTATACGGTCGTTTTTATCCTCTTGGGTGTCTTTAATTTTAACAACGGGCAGGTATCCCATAACTCTTTTGTTTACAATTTCAGACTCCTTTCCGACCCTGTGCCTGTGGAATCCGTCTATTACTTCCACAACGCCATCACGAGGCCATGACACAATCGGTTGAGTATATCCATCTGATTCAATAGAACGCTCCAGCAGCTTCATCTCAGGAGGGGCTACACTATTCGGGTTATAGTCGTTAGCAACTACAATGTCATTTTTTACCCAATAAACCATGTCTACAGGCTCGTTGCTAAATGGACTTATTTTTTCATGTAAAAATTGTCTAATTTCATTCAGTACGGTTATCTTGCTATCAGTTCCTAATCCAACAAACTGAGACATAAGATAGTTTTTTATTTTTTCAATTTCACTTTGGCAGGCATTTCTCATTACTCATCCATCCTCTCTATTAATTTCAAACCAATATACACATTTTTTCGCGTTAAGTGGTCTTACCAGTGATTAGGCCTAAATATCCAAAATAAGCGGCACTTCTACTATCTTCATTGCTCGAACCCTTCCAGCCAGTTACCGACTCAAAAACCTTTTTCTGTATCTGGCTTTTCCACATCGGGCTAACTGGATGACGGACGATTTTAATGTCGAAGTACTCAGCAATGCGTTCAATCTCAGTTTGAACCTGTTTGCATTTTCCGACTGACTCGGATTTTTTCCCCATAACCGCCTTGCTGTCTCGTCGATTGTAATTAAATGCGCTGGACTTGTTGCCGTTCAGGTTTTCAATGTGGAGTTCGATGTCAATCCATAACTCTTTAGCTGAACTTGATTCAACTTTCATCATCAAATAAATATCAATCAATGACATACTCTTGCATTCGATTAGCTCACCGCCTTTGTATATTGCAATCCCTGATTTGTCGGCATCCGGATCCGCTCCTAAGATTATTTTTGTCATAGTAAAACCTTAGCGCCCGAAGGCGCGTTTGTTATCAGAATGGTATCGAGTCGTCGTCAAAGTCGATGTCTGGAGTTGTGTTTGATTGTGGCTTGTTTTGTTGTCCGGAGTTAGGTCCGGACATTTTATTACTAGGTCCGGACTGTCCGGAGTTCGATTCGCTCTTACCACCTAACATCTGCATTTTACCGTCAAATGAATCAACTTTAATTTCAGTTGTGTACATATCAACGCCATCTTTGTTCCATTTGCGAGTTTGTAATTTACCCTCAAAATAAACCTGGGACCCTTTACGCAAATACTCGCCGCAAAGTTCAGCCAGCTTTCCAAATACAGCAACTTTATGCCATTCGGTTTTTTCTTGAATCTGACCTTGCTTGTCTTTCCATGAATCACTTGTCGCAACTGATATATTTGCAACACAGTCGCCGCTTGGCATATAACGGACTTCTGGGTCTTGACCTAGATTTCCAACTAAAATAACCTTGTTTACACCTTTACTCGCCATCTGGAATATCCCCTATAAAATCATCATCTGATTGTTGTTCGATTAATTTAACTGAATTCAACTTGTCAATTTGCGACTGTGTTAAATCCGCTGTTTTCTGCAAAAACGTAACGATACTGTCAACCGTTGATTTTCCCGTTTCAATGGCAATCTTCATCTTGTCGAATTGCGCATTAAATTTATCATCTGGCCAAAATGCGCGTTGTTTTTGTTCGATTTTCAACGGTTCAATAATGTAAGTCGTTTTTTTGTGCTTCGACTCGTTCATTGATACCGATTTAGTTTTATCGATGTGGGACAATCCACAAATACGAATGCCGCCAACCTCTTTACCTGACCATTTGACATTAGGGTCATTGTACACACTCATAGTACGGCCAATCCATTGATTTGCATCAACACCCCATAAACCAGCTAAAACCTTGCGCATTGATTTACACGGCTTATACGGACGGCCTTCACCGCCTTCATAGTCAATAACAATCGGTTGGTCATCGGAATTCAACAACTTAACTCCGGTCACATTCAAAATCATGTTATTGCCGATTAAATCATCTGCGTTTAACTGGTCGCTCTTTGTCAAAATTGTATGACTGATATCTAAAGTCATTTATGCATCCTCTATAATTGTGAACATGTTTCTTCTTAAAACAAAGTTGTCATCTTCTCTTTCAAAATAATCAGCATCACTTTCGCATTCCGCAGCTAAAAACCTAGGAAATTGATATACGTAAAACTCATTCAAAGAAGAAATTTTATCAATGAACGATTTCTCACTATCAGTTATTTCTGCGTCATAATTTTCAATAAATAAATCTTTAAAGTTATCAACCGGTTTAACTTTAAAATAATTAGGCTTGACAACCCAGTCACTTTTAGGGCATCCCATTTATACATCCTCTATCGTTATTTCACCAAATCCACCAAATAGTGGAAACCTTTCCACCTCATCCCAATCATTAGAATGCAAACAAGTTGCATATTTATCCAAGTTATAATTCATTTGGTCAAATGCGCCTAAACCGTTTAATTCTTCGCGGGTTATTGTTATTGCCGCAACTGGATAACGCCCTATTTCAATATGTTTCTGAATGACAACGAATGTATATTCGTTTATTTGTTCGCCATAATAAATTGAACCTGTATCCATGTAATAAGCAGCAGTATGCGCGTAATTTCGCGTAAACAATGGATTTTTCCATCGCGCATCTTCGCGCCAATCGCTAATCTTATCGGTTGATTTAGCATCCGCTAACAACAATTTGCCATGTTCGCAATAATCCAAGTCAGGGCGAATTTTACGGATAATATTGCGATCTTTATCGTTAACAAAAATAGACGATTCTTTGTCTGATTTACACGTCAATAAACGGTTAACTGCCGGATGATATTTTGCGCCATCAACAGTAAAGCGCAATTTATCGTATTCAGATTCGAGTAAAATTATTTTGCTTTCCTCGCCATGTTCCGCTAAAAAATCCTGAAACGCTTTTGTTTCGCGGGTTTTAGTTTGCGAGTAAATAACCACTTGGTCATTGAATTTTTCAGGCTCAAGTAGTGCGGTATGCAATGCGGTTCCGAAGTCGAAAGCCGCTGTTTTTGATTCGTCAATTGGCGCATTGCGTGACCAAATATAATCCGATGCACTGCGCTCGATTAGCAATAAGTCAGAGTTTGCCACGCCCACGTGGTCGCGGTATTCTGAGTTTGACATTGTTAGTGATTTGTAGTTTTTCATTTTTGCTGCTCCATATCCCAATAAACAAAATCCATAAATGACTCAAAGCAATCTCCATACTCAAGCCATCTCTGACCGCGCTCCTGTGATTTTGTCATCTTTCTAATTTTACCAATACCGAGATATTCAACCTTCCAAGTTGGGTGGCAGTTAGAAATAACGCCGGCCTTATCGGTGTCAAAATTAACGCCTAAGTAGTGGCCGCAATCCTTAGCAATAACACCTTGCCTGCCGCCTACCTTTACTATTCTCCCTAAATAGGCGTTGACATTATAATAATTATTAACATATTCAAACATCATTTTCCCATCCATTTATTAACCTAGCAACCACTATACACAAAAATAATCATATAGTGGTCTAACCAGCTACTTAGCCTCTCGACCGCTTAAAAATTTACGTCTGGCAATGATGCTGATTCCTTTTTCATTCACTCTATGCGTGATATGCGTAGGAATATCAAACATGGCTTTACTGTGAATTATTTGTTGAACACTGCGCATTTTTTTAACTGCAAAACGCCATGATGTGCCGTTGATATGGGCCTCTAAAAAGTTATTCCACCTGACTTTGTGGTGGTGTTCAGCGCTAAACGGGTCGTAATGCTCTTTTGCTACTTCTTGGCTTTCAATACCTTGTTTTGTGTAAATAGAATCAAGGTAATATTTAACCCATAACCCCTTACCTTTTGCTGGCTCCCACTCCATTGACAGCACCTTCTTGTAATCGTCATCAGTGTAAGCCTTGCCCTTTAATTTTTCGGCAGGGTCAATCATGATAGCTTTGCATTTTCGGCAATTTTGCGCACTGGGTGAATTCATCGTGTTGCAACGAAAGCACATATTAAACTTGAAAAAGTGACCACATCGTCCATCTTCTTCGCTGTCTGACTGACCTATGCACCTAACTGCATACATGCTGTTTGGTTGTTCGCATAGTGGGCAAGGCTGGGTTTCGTCTGACTGTTTAGCTTTCTCAGTTCGTGCGCGGTCAAGCATTGGGTCGTCATAGATGTCACCGAAGCTTGAAAATGTATCTGTGTAGTCGAGCGTTAGCGCATCTGATTTAGAAAATCCGTTATCTAAATCTTCCTGCTCTAAAATCCTAAGAACTCGACCAGTTAATTGAGTTAAAAGCGTCAAGCTCCCTATTCTTCTAAGGATAACGCTTGTGCTCCAAGGGGGTATATTTATGCCCGTAGTCAAACATCCTATTTGAAGAACAAATTTAATCGTTCCTTTTCTGGCATCAATAAGCGCCTGCCTTCTATCTTTTGTGCTAGTGCTATCAGTAACTATCGCCCAACTTCCAGCAGGTAAAAATTCAGCCACTTGCTCGCAGTGTTTTTTCCCTGCGCAAGTAATAAGAACACCTCCTCTATTCTTTGTTATCTCAATAACTTCTTCCATTATTATTTGAGTTACCTGCTTTTCCTTAAGTATTTTTCTCTGCATTGCGGCTAACTCTTTTCCGCTGAAATCACTAGCACTTTCTGTTGATTGATCAGGAGTCCACTCAGACAAATCATAGCTATGAAGACTATCGCCAAATCCGAATGTTGGTGGCACTAAATACCCAAGACCAACAAGATACATGGTTGAAACTTCATATATTTTCTTCTTCCAGAAGTCACCAATAATATCTTCCTTCCCTCTATAAGGAGACCCGGTGTAGCCGATTATCCTAACTTTTGGGTTTAACGCTTTGAAATGAGTTATTATCTTTGTGTATTGAGTGTACTCTGATTTTGTACTCTTAGGGTCAAGAGCCTCCAGTAAGTCAAGCGGGTCTAAATGTTGCGCCTCATCGACCAATATAAGATCAAATTTTTTGTCTTTAAAGTCAGTGGTTAGAGATCGTGAAACCGTTCCTTCCGTACCAAAAACAACGGGATAAAATGTGCTTCTAGAATTCAGTGAAGCGCTGTAAACGCTGTTTTTTAATCCGCACCTCCAAGCCATTTTACTATTGCTCTCAATTATTTCACCCTGCCTTGATATCACTAAAACAGATCCGCCTAAATCGTTAACATGTTTTGCCAGCGCTGCAATATTTACGGTCTTACCAGCACCTACGCTCGCGTCCACTATCACTGGGTCTAAAGATTCTTTGCAGTGCTTTACACTGGCCTCATGCATTGGTATCTGGTACTCAGCCCTCAATGTCACACCATTTAAATTAACCATCCACTACTCCTTACGGCATATCAGGCCAGTGAAAATTACTCTTTGACCTGTTTTCAGATTTAATTAAGAGCTGCAAATTTTCCCAACAATGCAGCCCACATACAATATCGCTTTTTATTGGGACTATGTGATCAACTTCCATATTAAACAAAACAGCTTTTTCATAAACCGTATTAATTAATTCGCTATCAACCCATTTAGGCACAGCCATTAAAACTCTCAACTTTCTCTCTTTTTTGTACTTCCTTACCCTGCCCTTATTTTTATCATTCCATTTTTTCTGGGCTTCCTTCCTTGATTCAATATTAATTTCATAGGACTCACGGGCTAATATCTTCAATCTATCCCTATTTTCAAGCCTCCATTTATTAGCAATATCTCTATCGCAATCCCTGCATGATGGCCTTAAGTTGTCAGTTTTATTTTCTTGTGGCGCAAAGTATTTTTTTATCCTCTTCTTGCCAATAGAGCATTTTGAGCATACTTTTATTTTACTGTTTTTGTCTGGGTTTATGTTTGGTCTTCTTAGCGTGCAATCCTTGCATCTTGTTGCACCTTTAAAAAAATTAATTAAATTATCTTCCTTGTGACTCTTACATAAAGAGCACTCCTTAATTCCTGCTAAAGGTTTTATGTAAAGCATTTTAATTTTTGCAGAATCCGACATCCTACATAGCTTGCACTCACACCTTAGCCCATCAATTGATTGACTCCATAAACCAAAAAAACTTAAACGCTTATCAATCCGGCACTTTGTGCAAATCTTTCTTCCTATGATTAGCAACTCTGCATTTTGTTGAGCAATATTCTGCTCTGGCTGTTCCGTGGAATTTTTTATCACAATTTTTACACTTCTTTTCTGTAATCATAATACCCTCATTGTAACGTAGTTTAGTAACGCATTCAAATCAATCATCCAAATACTCTCCAATTTTCTTCTTAGTTAATTTCCCGTCACTATCTAAATAAATCCACACGCCTTTATCACACAAACCTTCTGCCTGCGTATCCTCATAACGCAATACTGGCACTTTACGCATATCATCCACATGATTGCATACCAATAGCGTGTTATACGCTGAGAATGTCACTAGGACGTTATTTTGGCGTTGTTGAGCTATCTTTAACCCTTGCCAAAAATCGACAACCACTAACCAGTTATTTGTGTCGTTTTTTCTGATTGGCGTGAATGCGAGGTGTGATATTCCGCCTGCGATGAAACCAGTATGTAAATCAACTGGTGCAAATAGGTTAACCACCTCCCCATCAAAATCGATTACTGGATAATAATAAATCCCATCAATTTCATAACCGCCATTTTGACAGGGTGAAAATCCATTAATTATTTCCTGTGATAGTTTTGCATCACGCTTATCATAACTCGGCAAATGCGGGTTGATATTTTCAGATAGCTTTTTGTTGGCCTCAACTTTTTTGCTTGGCATTAACTCAATCTGTGCACCCAATTCTTTGCAGGCGTCGATGAATTCCATGCCTGAGTACTCCATGACAAAACTGATAACATTCCCATGAGCGCCACAGCCGAAACAATGATAAAACTGTTTTGATTCATCAACTGAAAAACTCGGTGACTTCTCAGCATGAAACGGGCAGCAACCAAACCAGTTTTTACCACTTTTTTTGATTGGTACGTATTTTTGGATAACGTCTACAATGTTGTGGCTTTGGATTAGGTCGGTGGTGTTGATTTTAGTCATTATTGGCCCTTTTCTTTTTGTTATGCTTTTCCTTATTTTTTTCGTATTCCCTAACCAAAATTGCGGAGTAAACAACCTCATACATTTCCATAAACAAAACCAAGTCAACGGTTATTTTTTCTTTCTTGCCATGGTACGCATCACCAAGAACCTTTTCATGTTTATGCATAAGCTTGAGCATGTCTTCATCTTTCATTATTTAAGCCTCGGATTAATGTAAATATCATTATTGTAAACATACACATAATTCATTTTTTGCAACTCAGGAAGTACATCATTTTTAAGCTTCTTTGTTACATCCCGCGAACCCTTGAATGGCTTTATATTTCTAACTGAGTTTACAAGTTCTCTCACCCTAATTTTTACCTTTCCTTTTGCTGCGTGAGCCTCCAAAACTGTGCATATTTTTTCAACCTCAGACCTGACGCCAACATAACCCATTTTATCAGCCGCGCTAACGTAAGTTTTTGATAGCTCGTCAAATATCGATGTAGCTCTCATTACGGTATCATCAGTAATAATCCGAGACCTTGCGCCGCCGTCTTTCCAGTTTTCGATTGCATGCAAAACACATGCGATTTTTATTATCTGCTTATCTGCCTTACCCATCACACCAGTAAGTAAGTTGTGGTCGTATTTCCCGCCATCTTTTAATTCAGGCTCTAATCTCTGCCTGTATCTTGCTATAAACATTTTCGCGTCAGTATTAAGAGCTAATACCACGTCATTCTCGTCTATGATGTTTCGTATCATCTTTTCGTAAGCAGCTTTCGCGCCTTTATCTACTTCATCATGCGGCATCATGTCTCTATCGCCAAATAGGTTAGGCTCAGCAAGTATTAAAAATCGCTCCGCCAACCCTCGCCCAAGTGACCCAGCAGCCAATATAGTGTCAATACTGTCATACTGGGCAAGCACTGATATTGTGGCCTTTAAAGATCCCTTATATCCCTTTCTTGTTACACGCTCAGTTGATGAATCGTTACCATCCCAAGCCGCAAGTAAAAGACCAAAGTTAGATTTATTTCCACCTCCATCATTGCCATAGACAGACCCCATTATGACGTTGATTGATTCTGCTTCATCACTGACAATATTAAACATTCCTCGCTGACGACTAGCTAAAGCCTCGGCTGCTTCAATGGTTGTATCTTTTGTTATTGGCGACCATTCCGGTATTTCTTCAAGCTTTCTTTTGGCTTTGACATACATGTCATAAAGCTCAATTTCTTCATGCTCTTGCATTTCCTTGGTGCCTTTCAACTGCTTTTCGTAAATATCAACCTTGCGCTCAAGTCTCATTCGCTCAGCTTCTGTATCTTCGTTAATCTCCTTGTATTTCTTTTTTATTGGGTCAACAAATAAATCATTTACGCCAGACTTCCCAGTTGATGGAGGTTGCCCAGTAGCGATATAAATATTTACTGGCTTTAATCCACCTCGATAATCAAAGAAAAAACCCTTAGTCATTGCGGAGCAAATACAGCCTAACCCATGCAAGTAAGTAGTATTCAACGGGAACTGTATAACCTGACTTATTGATATCGCTAGTTGGCTCAACACATCCTTCATCAGCGGCCCAGTTAATGGCTCGCACAATGCGAATTTATCTTCTTTAATTTCAGATGGAGTAGGCCATAAATCAACGCGCTTTGATAACGGTGAGTTAATGTGAATGGCTGCAATATGCATGCTGCAATGATTATCATCAGCAAAGTCTCTAACTTGGTCAACAGATGGGCCTATTGGAACTAAATTACTCGCTTGCATCATCAGATCTCCAATCGACTACATCAGGTCTTAGATCTTCTTTTTTAAATAAGCCATTGGTTTTCTTCTCTACCAGTATCGCGGCTCTTGCTGAAATTCGTCCGCGCATTATCCATGCGTAAACAGTTTGTTTTGATTCACCTAGCTCATTAGCCAATCTTGCGCGAGTACCAACCCAAGATATTAGTTTTGCAAGCTGGTCTTTCTGTTTGTTTTTTATGTCTTCACCTGAAAGCATAGTCACCTCTTTTTTAGTAAAAACTAATAATACAATGATTTATTCGGAAAGGTAAACACATATTTAAATAAAACCAGTAAATCGCCATAAATGCGTAAAGTGTGTAAGAACTGTGTAAGATAATCTTACGCACTACAGCCCTTTAGATTCGTGGAATTTAACCTTTTGTGTAAGAAAGTAAGGGGTATGGGGGTATGTCTGTATATATATAGTTTTTTATATAAAGAATAATAATATATATACACACCCTTCTGTTTCTTACACAAATCAGCCAATCCCTTGTATGACGTGGCCTACAGTGCGTAAGGTAATCTTACACACTTTTACTGAAAACATATGAAACCCTTATAAATAAAGGGCTACAGCGTGTAAGATATTTATTACTAAGTATTACACACTAAATTAATGTATATTTACTGCAAAACAATACGAGTAAACAACCAAATGACAACCCACAAACTAAAACTTGCAGACGGTACAGAAATGACAGTTGTGTCAGTGCATAAAAATATTGATGATTTGAAAGCGATGTTGACGAGGGATAAGGGTTGGGTTTTTGTGTAACTGGTCGGAGTTGTCACAGTGTGATTTTGTGGTAGATTGGGTTTGAGATTAACAATTAAGTAAGGGGGAGATGATGGATTTACAAAAACAAATACTCGATTCAGTAAATGGTGCAATGGCAGCGGCTATTACACAAGAGTTAGTTGGTTATAACAAACCGTTGAGCCAGTTAACAGCGTCAGTAATTGACGCTCACAAAAATGAGTTATTTAACATTATTGATTGTGAAGTTACGCAACTGATTTGCGGTGATGATTTTAGAGCGATCATCAAAGCTGAGTTAAACAAGAATTTAGCAAAAGTATTAATTCAGCGAATGGGTGGCGAAATGGAAAAGCAGGTTAACCAACTAAAACAAAACCCACAAACCAGAGCAAAAATAACTTTAGCAATAAGCGAAATAATAGAGTCACTTTAAAACCGCCCTCTTTCGAGGGCAACACCGACGCAGTATGTCAAAACCAAAAAGGATTAAGAGATGAGATACTACGAGACAGATTTACAAACGTACATAATTATCAACCAACGCCACACAAAACGATTCACATGGAAGCAAACATTGTGTTGGTGGATGATTATTTTAGTTGGTGGCTTGGTTAACTGGTTAATATGGCTATAATCGTTCGTGAGAAAGGCGTGGTTAAGTTTTAATGGCATAGGTAATACACTTTGGTAGGTAGGATTAAATGACAAACACAAAGCGACACATGGACGAATTGTATAAAACAGGTAAAACGACGTTTCGCGATGATGGGTTGGTTCATAAGGATTATGTTGTTGAGTTTAACGACTTGGTGGCTAGTTGGGCGTTGGTTAATAATGGGTTGTTGGCTGATATCATAAAATACAACTGGAAAATCAGCATTAACCATACATTCAAGTGTTACGTCCGCGACGAACTAAAACAACTTTGTATTGATTATTATGGGGAGGAGTAATACAATCGTTGGCATCTGCGCAGTGCGCGAAATATGAGGAGTGTAGCCCGTGGCTAGGCCGACAAAGTACAAAGAAGAATACGCAAAGCAGGCCGAAAAGATTTGTAAGCTAGGCGCTACAGATAGAGATTTATCAGAATTCTTCGAAGTTTCCGAGTCGACAATCAACCTTTGGAAGCTTCAGCACGAAGATTTTTCGGAGTCCATAAAGGTTGGAAAGGAGCCTGCAAACGAAAGGGTAAAGATGGCTTTGTACCATAGAGCCATTGGTTATTCGCATCCTGACGTTGACATAAAAATGTTTGAAGGGCAGATAATAAAAACGGATACGGTAAAATATTACCCGCCAGATACTACTGCTTTAATCTATTGGACAAAGAATAGAATGCCAGAGGAGTTTAGGCAAAACCCAGAAGAAACGGGAAGCGGAGCTGACAAACTAGTCGAAGCCGTCGCAAGCTTAATCGATAAACTACCAAATTAATGTCAACAGGTAACTTCTTACTAGATAGACAAATTACTAGGTGGTACGAGCTCAAAGACCATCCAGTTCAATTAAACCTAATCACTGCGGTAATGCGTGGGGTTAGGTTCCCGCTTGTTCCGGCTGGCAGGCGTTCAGGTAAGACAGAGCGATTCAAGCGGTTTCTAGTTAAGCAAGCCAATAAAACAGTCGGGCAATACTTTGCAGCGGCACCAACTCACGCCCAGGCAAAGAAGATATTCTGGGATGACCTACTGGCATTCACGCTATCCGCAACACACAAGAAAAAACCGAACGTTTCAGATCTGATTATCTATATGAATAACGGTTCTGAAATTCACGTTATCGGCCTTGATAAGCCTCAACGTATTGAGGGCATCCCGTGGAAGGGCGGCGGCATTGATGAATTCGCAGACATTAAGCCTGACGCATGGGAAGCAAACATTTACCCGGCATTAAATACAGTTAACCCTACTTGCCCAGATTACCGCGCTTGGTGCTGGTTATTGGGCGTGCCTGATGGGTTAAACCATTACTATGATTTATGTGAAATAGCAAAGACCGGAGCCAGCGACGAGTACGAAGTATTCCACTGGATGACGGAGGAAATATTCCCAGAGATGGCAGCCGAAGCCAAAAAGGTAATGTCAACTAAGCAGTATAAGCAAGAGTTTCAAGCATCATTCGAGACTGCAAGCGGTCGTATTTATGAAGACTATTCACCGGACAATTACACCGATGAAACGATTAAGTCGCATGAAATGCTGTGGTGGATGCATGACCAAAACTTTACCCCACTATCAAGCGCTATAGGCGTCAGGCGTGAAAACTCGCTTTATCTACTTGATGAAATAGTATTGATTAGCGCAGTATCAAGACAGTCTGCGCTTGAGTTCGTCGAGAAATACAAGAATCACCAGAACAAAACAGTGTATATATATGGCGACCCAGCAGGCAGAGCAGGCGAGAAACACGGGCATAATTCAGACTATAATGATATTGAGGATGTTTTGCGCGCTAACGGTTGGAAGTTTCAGCGTAGAGTATCTTTAGCTCATCCAGCCATTAAAGACCGTCAAAACGCTGTCAGAGCTAAGATTAAAACCGCTTCTGGTGATGTATCGCTATTTGTAAACCCTAAAACAGCGCCATGGTGTCACAAGGGATTGGCAACGGTTCAATTGCAGCAAGGCTCATCATTCCAAGAAGACCAAAAGAACGACACGCAACACATTACAACCGCAATAGGTTACTGTGTCGCGTATGAATGGCCGGTTGATAGGAAGCCAATGTCTAAGGCTCCGCGAGCTGGTTAGATTCAAACTCCTTTAGTATTTCAACAGTATCTTTATCAATCGCAACCATATCATCAGGATTTAACATTGGTTCTTCTATGAATTTTACGCCTGAATATTCATAGATTTTGTTTTCATCTTTCGATAGTTGATGCTTTATTTTTGCGAAACAATTTGAGCCACAAAATATTCTTCCGTTAAGATTGTTCACTCTCAAACTCCCTCAATAATTTCATTGACCACAAATGTCTGTCCTTTCTCGCGCCAGAATTAGACTTGTGATGATAGCCGTCAGCAGCGGGAAATTTACCCTCACTAACTAATCGGCTAATTGATTTAGTTGTGCAGCCCATTATCTGGGCCAGTTCTTTTGCGTTTAACCGCGCATCGTTTGGTAATGCGCGGGTGTAGGGTGGGAGGGTTAGTTGCATTTGACAGGGTATCCCATCAACTCAGCCACCTTTTTATATGTCTTTGCTTCAAGCTTTACATTGTCATCCTCTCCAAACTCACGAAGAAATGCTTTGATTTCTCCAAGAGTCATGTATTGGATGGTGTTTTTGAATACTGGCATTGGGTTTAAATTACATTGTAGTTCGAAGTCGTTCATGTTTATTCACCTTGTTTTATTTCAGTGACGCTATTAAAACACACTTTTATCGTTTAACTGCTCCGACCAGTTGTGTATAATCAACAAATGAATGACATAACCAAAAACATGCCGCATTACGTTGTCAACCTGGGCGATAAAGTCCACGTTATCTGCATTGCCGACATACGTCGCCTGGCAAACGGTGAATGTTATCGCGGGGATGCGCAAGAGATGATAAGATTGTTGGCAACGATTATAAAAGACCTGTCAGAATGACCCTACCCTCAGACCTCGACAAACACAGTGTATACCTCGGAAGAGTAGCCACAAACCTACTAAAAGCCAACATATACCCGTCTTACGCTGAGGCATACAAAGCCGTCCGATTAATACTGCTGGACGCTGAAAACATAGGTAGTGTGTCAAAGTTAAGCGCTGTCAATCGCGCTATTGCAAAGGCCATTCAAGACTCAACTAACGAGGCTTGGCAGGCATCTACTAAAGAGTTAACAGATTTAGCTGTCTACGAGTCTAGTTACTACGCTTCGCTGATTGGCGGTTATGCTGATGTAAGATTACGCACACCACCACAGCAACAAGTCAAAGACTGGATGCAAAAGGCGTTGATGGCGCTTGAGTCTGGACAACGTTCCCAGGTTGGCACGTGGTCTGAATATGTCGATAAAAACCAAGGCTCGTTTATTGATGCTGTGCAAAACACGGTTAAAAAAGGCTACATAAACGGCCAGACAGTTAACGAGATGGTCAATGATTTGCGCCCCATGGTTGACGGAATATTGAGGCGTGATGCTGAGTTTTTAATAAGAACGGGTACGGCTTTTTATTCTAATCAGGGTCGGCAGCAAATGGCAGAACACAATAAGCACTTGATAGCGCGTGAAGTGCCGTTCGTCCAATTTGACAATAGGACATCGAGTATTTGCAGAAGTATCGATGCGCATTATCATGATGGTTGGCCTTTAGGTGAAAACCCAATAGGCATGCCGCCGTTTCATATAAATTGCCGTACAATCATCTTGCATCTAGTCGAAGGGCAAGAAATGCCGGACGGTTTGCGTCCCGCTGTAGGTGGTAAAGATACTAAAGAGGCGCGTGAGAAATTCGAGAAACGCGAAAATAGAACAGGCAAAAAACCTAAGTATCGCGGACGAAAAGATTTAGACACGTTCGACATTGACAGGCTGAAAACGTCAACTAAGTACGATACATGGTTACGAGAACAACCTCGTTGGTTCGTTGATGATGTATTGGGCGCGACTAGGACCAAACTGTTTTTAGATGGCAAATTATCGCTTTCGTCGTTTAGTGACATGACCCTACGCCAGCTAACAATCGATGAATTGAGAGTTAGAGACTCAGAGGTGTTTAAGCGGTTGGGGATTTAGTTTAACTCGCGCTAGTGTTACGTTATACTAAACAAAATTATCAGGGCTTTATCATGACCACGACAACATCAATTATCAGCAACCAAGATTACACAGATATGCAAGGTGCTATCAAGGCGCTTCGTGCCGCAGTGCTTGGTAGTCATTTCGTTAAAGCGATGGGATATGAATTATTGCCACATCCTTCGAGTGTTGATAAGACCAGCGATACAGCTATTCAGCGTTACTATGAATATTTGTGTGGTGCTGAATTTGATGAAATTGCAGGCCAAACTTTGAAGTCGTGGTTAGGTAGAATGAAGTTTAACGAGACTGATTTTACTGAGTTTCCCGACCGTATTAGTTACCTGATTGAAAACTCTGATAATGATGGCACGAGTCTAACCGGATTAATTGAGCAAACAG